CAAATGACATTAACTTCAATCTCTTCTCCAACAGACTTACCTCGAATATTCAAAAAGAGATATTCAATATCAAAGGTAGGAAGAGATTCAACTTTAATATTTTTTGTTTGAATGCAACTCTTGATTACGTTCTTAATTGCTGTTGTGATTTCTTTTGTATTCTCACTTTCTAATGCAAGGACAAGAAGTTTTTCTTCTTTTACAAGAAATGGTCTGTATTTAATTTCTTGTCCAGTAGAAGGAAGTTCCAACTCATGCACCGGAGTGCTAATTTTAGGTAAAGGCATTTTTTAATTTAAGTGATTCAACTAAATTTATTTATTGGTCAATTTTAACTCTTAATGAAATATTAATACCTCTTGCTTTTTGATACTTTGTTAATGGTCCGCAAGTACTTATATAATTAGTAACTAAACATCTCCATTTTTGCGTATTTAACTTTTTCATTTGCTGTTTTCCTATATTTTGAATGTGGCCACTTTCTGTATTTTTCTGCCCTCCTTTAGAACTTGCCTTTCTTCTCTCTTCTTTTGTAAATTTGAATATTCCTTTTTTAAAATCCACAGCATTTCTCCCCGCTTTTTTAGCACCAATTCTTCTACTTTTTAAGGATAATTTATTTCCAACATTTTCATTTAAACAAAAATTATCATTAAGAACTGGCTTAATCAACCTAGTTTCTATTTCTAAAGATTTCATCCAACCATCATCAGTATAATCAAATATTTCTAATATTTGTTTCTTTGGTGTATAAAGTTCCCAACACCATTTATTTGTTACAGGAGAACCCCAATATTCTTCATTAAATATTTTTTCCTTATGTGTTCCATAATAGTAATAAGGAACATCCTCAAAGGTAATCTTATACGTATAGATACGTGGTTGCATAACTGCTCTTAAACTGGTGGTTAATATTATTTATACAAAAAAGGAGCATTTCTGCTCCAATTTTCCCTGAAAAGAACCACCAGTTCAGGCATTAGTATTTATAGCAATAACCTATAGAAATTTCAGTATGATTATTTATTGCTGTTCCCTAGTTCCTCCTGTCAAGAATCCTTGCTCAGCAAGTTGAGCTTGTAAAGGTCTATTTGGATCGAGACCATCTACAGTTATTTGCTCTCCATTTGGACGATTTAAAGTAATGGATTCTCTAGGGGGAACAATATTTTCCCCACCACCAATAATATATCTAGAATAATTGAATGACACGGTACACTTTAGCAACTGGGAAGATTCATAAGAAATTGGAATTGAATTAATACTAATAGGATATGCATTTAAAAGTCTATATTGCAATACTCTGCCCGTATAATCTTTCTCAAACTTTTTGACATAGATTTCTGTTTTATAATCATCCGGAAACTGCACTCTATAAGAAAAGTTATTATTCTCTATTCCTTCAGCAAATTCTTCTCCAACAATATATGACATCCAATTCTCAAAGAATTGAAGTACATTATAATCGTGATCTACGTAAAAAGTAAAGTCAGCTCTATCATCATATTGTCTTCTATAAACGTGCCTCTCAGTAACACCAGTGAAATCATTATTAATTTCATGAGTTGCTAATGAAGAACCGGGAAGTGATGCTTCAGAACAAGACAAAGAAATAAACTCATCATTGTAACCATTTCCTATTCCAGCACTTACTCTTTGATTAACCCAGTCACGAACTTGTCGTGTAGGATTAAACCAACACTGGAAATGAGAGGTAAGAGCTGGATTTAATATTGTTGCTTTTAAATCAGATACCGTCTTTTTAACTGGAAATGATGCTGGCATCTATCTATAAATACTTCTATTGATATATTATGTAGTAAGGATACATGGCAGAATCTTACAAAAGTAGATACAAACCATCATTTCCCGAAAAGTACAAAGGAGATCCCAACAATATTATTTGTAGGAGTAGTTGGGAAAGAAAGTTCTCCTATTGGTGCGATCACAATCCAAGTGTGATTCTTTGGGCGTCAGAAGAGTTTTGTATTCCTTATGTGTCTCCCGTCGATAACAAAATACATAGATACTTTCCAGACTACCTTGTAAAGATTAAGGAATCGGATGGCAAAGTAAAAACTTATGTGATTGAAGTAAAACCAAAGAAACAAACCGTTGCACCAAAGACTCCAAAAAGAAAAACAAAATCTTGGTTATATGAAGCAAAAACTTATGCTGTGAATCAAGCAAAATGGAAAGCAGCAGAAGAGTTTTGTAAAGATCGTATGATTGAATTTAAGATCATAACAGAAGACAATCTCGGCATAAAATAATGGCACAAGGATTCGGTCGATACGTTGGATCAAGTTCTAAGAGAGTAAGTTTACTTAAGTTAAAATTAAAAGAATATAAGTATACAAAACCAGATGATATTATGATGACTATCATGGAAGTCTTTCGCGAGGGAGACTTCGTTCCTGATGTTGGAAAATATTATACCTTCATATACTCAGCAAAAACAAAAGGGTTAAGATATGATGAATTTCCTTTAATCGCAACACTTTCAATAGAAAAATGGGGGTTTACTGGACTCAATTTTCATTGGGGAACAGTAAGAAATTATACTTGGTTTGAAGTTAATAGTAAACTATTAGAGATTAAAAAGAATGAGATTGATTATCTTCGTTCTCTTTCATATGCAAAATTTAGAACTAAATAAATAAAAAACACCTATAAATGTCTCATACTCTACAAAAAATTGAGATGACTAATCCTTCTGTGGTTGAGGAGGATAACTGATGGCAAATAATAAAACAGCAGATCTTACTATTAAAATTGGAGGAATTCCAGTAAAAGGAAGAGTTCAAACTGATTTGGATACTGGAAATTCAAAATGGTCACCATATGCTACAGGTGTTGGAGGTATTCAAGTTGTCACAAATCTAGATACAATATACTTAGAATCAAAAAAAAATCCAGATGGAAAATATACGCCTTGGCAATCAAAAGGTAGTATTGATGTTTTTGAATACTTAGCAGATAATAATCCACAAATTAATAGTGCTTACAGTGGCGATAAACAAAAAGTATTAACAGCATTTTATTCAACTACAACATCAACAGATACATTAAATAGCGGAAGATTAAATCAATTTAATACGAATGGATCTCCACAAACAGCAAAAACTTTAGGAATTCCTGGGGCAGTGAACACTTCTTCTCCTTCTGAGACAGGTGCACCTTCAGATACTCCACCAGCGACAGATCCAAAAGATATTCAATCACTTTCAATAAATGGAGAAGTTGCAAGTAATAAGACTAGATCCAACTATGGTGCAGATAAAGATCTTACATATCCTTTAGATCGTTCTGATGATCAAGATTATATAAAATTTACAATGTTCAAATATGATGGAAGAGAATTAGGAGGTGAAGGGGGAATAACTAAGGATAATATATCAACATTTAAACCGGGAAAAAGAAGACTCACAAAATTAAAAGGATCGGTTACTCTTCCAATTCAACCATCTATTACGGATAGCAATGGAGTTGAATGGGGAGGACCAAATTTAAGCGGACCTGACGCATATTTAGCATCATTATCACTAGGAGGAATGAATAGTAGAGAAGGACTTACTGGTATGTTATCTGACTTAATGGGAAGAGTGCAGCAAGATTTAAAAACAATAGCAGACACAGCAGATTTTAAAAATGCAATAAAACTTTATCTTGCACAAGAAGCAGTTGGTACACAAGGATTACTTTCAAGAGCAACTGGTGCCATTATAAATCCAAATTTAGAGTTACTATTCAATGGACCAACGCTGAGGCCTTTTAACTTTACATTTAGACTATCTCCAAGAAGTGAACCAGAAGCAAATAATGTTAAAAGAATTATTAGATTTTTTAAACAAGGAATGTCAGTAAAAACTGCTCCATCTAACATTTTCTTAAAAGCACCAAATTTATTTGATATATCCTACATAGGAAAAAGTAGTACATCATTAAATAAAATAAAAACTTGTGCTCTCCTTAGTTGCGATGTTGATTATACTCCAGATGGAACCTATATGACATTTTCTGATGGAACAATGACATCATATCAAATAACTTTAAGATTTAGTGAAGTTGATCCAATTTATGAAGAAGATTATAACGATCTTTCAGAAACAGAAATAGGTTACTAATATGACAAGTTATTTTCGTCAAGTCCCAGACTTTCAATACGTTAATAGAACTCCAGATTCTCAAAGTATCTCCGACTATCAGACTGTAAAAAATCTTTTTAAAAGAGGAAAGTTAAGAGAAGATCTTTTTGGCAACTTAAGTTTTTTCACCAAATATAAGATAACTGGTGATGAAAGACCAGATAATGTTGCATATAATTTTTATGAGGATGAAACATTAGATTGGGTTGTTTTACTTTCTAACAATATAGTAAATATTCAAACAGAATGGCCATTACCACAATCTGGTTTTGATAATTTTCTATTAGAAAAGTATGGTTCATATCAAAATGTAAATGCAGTTCATCATTACGAAACTACATCAGTGGTAAACTCAAATGGAATTACCATTATTCCTGCAGGATTAAGAGTTCCTTCAAACTTCTCTACAAGTTACTATGATGATGGACTAGAAAGAAAAGTTACTGTAAGAAACTTTACAGTACCAATCACAAACTATCAATATGAACAAAAGATTGAAGATGATAAAAGGAATATCTTCGTTCTTAAGGCAAGATATTTGAATGTAGTCTTTAATGATATGGAAGAGTTGATGAAATACAAAAAAGGTGGTGCTCAGTATGAGAGCACCACCTTGAAGAAAGGAGATAATATTAGATTATATCAATAATCAATCTTCAGCAAGACGCTGGAAGTAAGAGAGAGCATCATCTTCGTCATCATCAACAGAACTGATTGTAGGAAGTGAAGGAGACTTAGAACGAGCATAAGACTGTTCCAGTTCTTCAACTACACGATCTTGAACTGTAGGAGTTTGTGTAAACTCTTCGAGATCATCTTCTTGTTCAACCACTGCACGAGAACGAGCAGGAGAAGAGTTCTTAAGACCCAGAACCATATTCATACGACGTTCAAGATCTTCATAGGACTTGAACTGATCTGGAGCAGTGATTGCAGTCAGAGAATACTCTTTCTTCCAGATGGCTTCCAGAGCATCGTCATCATCCAGTAGTGGTTCAGCAGAACCAAATTCAGATTTGTCGTAGTTCCAATACCCATCTTTCTTTACGATTTTGAGTTTGAAATTAGCACCTTGCCAGAAGTCAAAAGGATTAATTGGAGTCTCATCTTCAAACTCAGGTTGCATTGCTTCCATGATCTTATCAAAGATCTTTTTGCCATACTTGAAGAGAAAGACTTTACCTTCGTTCTGAGGATTTACAGGATCTTTTACAACGTAGATATTACTATAATAAGACAGTTTACGCTTTTGCTTACGAACAGTTTCTTTATTGGATTCAATACCACTGTTCCACAATTCGCGATTATGTTCACCAAGAGGATCTTTTTGTCCAATAGTGGTCAAAGAGTTTTCAATGTACCAACCACCAGGACCTTGAAAAGCGTGGGAATACATCTTTGCCCAGGGAAGTTCTTCGCCTTCAGGGGCAGGAAGGAAACGGATAACTGCGAAACCGTTACCAGTTTTATCCATTTCAGGTTTCCAGAGACGCTCATCAGCACCACCAGAAGTTGTACTCATCTTCTCTACTTCCTTTACCAGTTTGGAAGTGAGAGAACCAAGAGTAGATTGTTTTTTAAGATTTTCGAATGACATTAGATTACCTTTTTGTTAATTGGATTTGGCATTTGAGACAACTTTATTCTACTTGGGATAGAAAGGGATGTCAAGCCCGTGTCTATAAGTTTTCTAGAAGAAACCACCAAGTCCATTGGACCCTCGTATTCTACAGGTCAGAACTTGTTTTGTCAATCTGCTGCTTCATGGACTCAAGCATGTGTGACATATTATTAAGAATAATATTCATGTCAGTACCAGGGGGCATACCCATCATAATTGCAGAACTAACAATACGTTCTTTCATTTCTTTTGCTTCAGGATCATCAGATAAACTCATTCTCGTATAAAGAACTTTTTGTTTATCTAGAAGAGTTTCAAGAAGTTTAACATGATTAAGTTTTTCTTGTTTAGACATTGTAGAAAACTTAAAAATGTTCCCATAAATTTGTTCTTGAAGTTCTGCAATTTTAGTCATCTCTGCACGGACAACTTCGGAATTGAAGAAACTCATTGATCCTCCAGAATAATTTTTTTCAAGATTTTACGAAAACTGAATACATCAATATTTAGAAATGGATTATATTTTTTAATTCGACGACTGACGGTTTGCCACACCGGGTCTTGTAATTTCTTATCGAAGTTATTTGAGTATGCAAAAATCTTGTCAAAGAGAACCATTGTTTCTAGTGATATTTTACCACTTAAAAACTTTTTAAGTAAAATAGGATGTCCAGTTGAACACTTAAAGACATCCTCAAATTTATTTTCATCAAATAAAGATTGACTTTCTTCTTTAAAGACATAAGAAAGAGACTGAATTTTCTTCTGCCAGTTCTGATATCTTTCTTCACCTTCTTTGATCATTTCACCAATCCAAAGTGTTTCTGGATCAGGACAAGAGGCAAAGTTAGCAACGAAAAAATCAATTACTTCTTTATCTGATTTTTGTCTAGAAATTTTTTCAAACCACATTCTGTCCTTACGTTTATAGAAGGACTGAACTGTTGCTCTTACTTTTTTATTATACTTAAAATAATCGTAACTATCTTTTGTAAAATGATTTTTTAGAGCAAGGTATTCACGGTACGCATCGAACGGCATCATTAAAAAATTAATTTAGCACGGGAAGTTTTCTTTAGAAAGTTCAGTTCCATTGCCTCATACTTAATCTTTTCTTTCAAAGGTTTTGAGATAAGTTTTGGAACTGATTCCAAATCAATGTTGTTTTGTTCACAGAAATAGATAATCGCATCAATATAATTCATCTCAACGTTTACCTGAACAAGATTTTCAATCTCTTGAGCAAAACGTGATGGACAAAAAAACTTATTCTCTAATGCTTTCTCTAATTCATTCTCCATCTGACCTAGTATTGTGATGTACAAATTCTTTGATATAACGAACTAGTAGTTTAATATAATCCCCTTTGTTCCTTTTGTCAAATACTTTCACTTCCCCACCGGGAGTAACCATTAGGGTAATGAGTTTTTTAACAACCTGACCAGTAAGTTCGTAATATGCAGCGGCGTAGAATGTCTCCTGAACGAAGTAATTCTCAATCCATTTTTCTGGTTTGATTTTTTCTGAAGTCTTGAAGTCAATGACTGCCAACTCTCCTTCATATTCTGCAATACAATCAACTCGTCCAGCAAGTCCTAGGTATTCAGAATAGAGAGTTCTTTCAATGGCATGAATATTATTTATCTTATCAAGATAAGGTTTAGCATGAATGTACATAAACTTTGTCATGGGTTGATAATCATCCCAAACAAGTTCTTTATTTTCCAAGTAGTCTTGACAAACTTGGTGAAAGTCAGTTCCTCTTGCAGTTGCTTTTTTTGTGATTGCATTTGCCTTTTCTTCACCAACCCTCTTTCTCCATTCAACAAAGACCTGTCGATTATAGAAAGAAGTTACAGATGTAATAGAAGGCACCCACTGACCATCAGGGAGATTGTACAAGCGAATGCTTTCTGTTGTTTTGCAATCTAGTTCAAGGTCACCTAAAAAATTACAATGATTAAAGGTCATACACCAACTTCCATTTTTGCGAGAATATATTCCTTAACTAGACCAGAACGAACAATATCATCTACACCAAATTCAATAGTATCAATGGAAGGCATAATACGAAGAACTTTCATAAAATCAACAATTCCATTCTTTTCATTTGTTTTGATAAGATCAGATTGAGTTGCATCACCACAGAACATAATCCTTGAGTTTTCGCCAACACGAGTGATGATACTATCAAGTTCGTGAAAGTTCAAGTTTTGGAACTCGTCTACGATAATGATTGCATTGTCCAGAGTAGTTCCGCGAATAAAAGAAGTGCTCCAAAAACTAATCGTACCTTGAGTTTTGAGGTTTCCATAGAGCATTTCAAACGATGCATCATCTGGCATTTGGAACATATACTTCACCATATTCTTATAAGGAATTTGATAAAGTGATGACTTATCTTCGTGGTCTCCAGGTAGGAAACCAATCTCACGAGTAGCAACAAGAGATCTTACGATATAAATTTTTTCGTAAGGACTTCTCTCATCTAGTACATCCTGAAGGGCATTATATAAAGTAATGAATGTTTTACCTGTTCCTGCACATCCATAAGCAACAAGGTTTTGTCCCTTTTCATATGCTTCATATAGAAGTTTCTGATTATCGGTGAGAGGTTCGATATCTCTCATTAAGTCAAGACCAATTGGTTTCTTGCGTTTCATTTGTTTGGCAGTCATTCCAACACCAATTGGTTGA